AAATCTAAGATAGAAGATCAAAATAAATCTGCAAAAAGGAAATATAAAGCTTTTGAATTAACACTTGAAGAATTCTCAGATTTAGTAACTAAACCTTGTTATTACTGTGGTAGTGAGCCAACTTCAGACAATGTATGAAATAAGTCTGGAAAAAGGAAAACTATTTCTGAAGAAGCTAAATTCAATGGTATAGATAGAATAGATTCTAATATAGGATATATAAAAGATAATTGTGTTCCTTGTTGCAAAATTTGTAATCGTATGAAAAGTGACCTTACGACAACAGATTTTTGATCTCATATAAATAGGTTATACAACATACATTTTAATAAAAGCTCAACGACTATCGAAAGACACGAAAGTGAATCAAGTAGAGTAGGCTCAAGCGAGTCGAAACGGGAGGAACCTGAAAAGGTTATGATATAGTCTGATCTATATAGAAATATATAGGAGAATAGGATTCCGTATAATTGTAGCGAAATTATATGAACAATAATGATGTATATGTGGATGTTATTCCATTTATGTAAAAAAGAGTTTAGTGTGGACAAGTCATGGAATATTTCGTCTAATATCATTGCTGTAGAAACAGTGGGTGAGAATAGAGCTGGAGTATTTAGAGTGTCCAAAAATCAGCTTACTGCTGGTAAAAAAGAATTCCAACGTCTATTGAAGATGGTTGGTGTCTGTCAGATTGAAGGATTCAATGATGATATAAAATTTATTTAATCTACAAATATTTTTAAGAGTAAATTTAGAATTTATTTTCTTAAAACTTTATAGGAAATTTGCAGATTCATAATTTTAGTATTATCTTTGTATCACAATCGGAAGAATAATATGAACTAATGTTTAATTTTAATGTTTTAAAGAATGAAAAAGTACGAAGTTTCGGCTTATAGCCTTGAGGAAGCAAAAGCAATTGCACTGAGTGAGCATGGTCTCAAAGTAACACAGAATGTATCGCAGTCATGGAAGAATGTAGGTTCGCCTATTTCGGGCAAAGAGTTTGAAGGATTCTGCATTGATATGCTGGATAAGAAGCGTCTAACTGATGTAGAGGGAGTAGGTCTGGTAATTGCAGTTACTCCTGGTTCGAAGGATACTCGTGAGCGTCCTTACAAGTATAAGAATGTAACTAGTGAGGGTAAACGTCAGATGGAGCGTGTTGTTGAGATTCGTTTGAAGGCAACTGATGAGGTAGTTGGTACTGCTAAGAACAAGGGAGAAGCTGAGAAGCTTGCTAAGAAACTTATGCTTACCTATAAGCAGGATATGGTAGCAGTTATTGTTTACCACGTTAAGGACGGTAAGGAAACAGCTTTTGAGCTGGATTATGCACCTTCGCAGTCTGCACAGAAGGGCCGTTACATTGTCTTTGGTAACGAGAAGAGTGGTTTTTAATTAAACTATATGTAGAGAAAGCAGGATTGAATTAAATTCAATCCTGCTTATTTTTTAAGATTGTATGACTACAAATATTTTTAAACATCCATTATTCACATCTTGTGGATTTCTAGGACTATGACCAGGAGATAATTCTCCTTTTATTAATCAATTTCATCAGGGTGGGGAATACTGTGTTTATATATTATTAGATTCTTGATGTGAATATGATACAACCCTTTGTGGATGATCCTTTCCTTGAATGCTTAAGTATATAGGAATGGGTCCTTATCCACAAGGATATAGGAAAACAGGTAAACGTCCTCTAAACCATAGAAATGATTTATTCAGTGCCCATCTTAAATTGGATCCAGATCGTTATATATTGACCTTTCCATCAACATGCTTAGACAAACAGTCTACCTTTGATTTAGAATCAATATTAATAGATGCTGCGCTGGAGGCATCTTATACCTTATCTCCAAGAGGTTTAAGAAATGTTAGAACTCCAGATTTTCAGTTAATAAACAAAATAAGAGGTCATAAGATTAATGGAAGTTACCTTAGACAAGTTGCTTAGTGGTAAAGCAACACGAATTAATTCAAAAGATTTTCTTTCAACAGAAGACTATGTGAAGCCTTTTATTGAGGAAATGAGTAAATTTACATCTACTTATAGGATAGAAGCTATTCCTCCCTCTCAAGTTACAACTGATAAGGAAGGAGAAGACATAACTTATAATAGAGTATTAGTACAGGCAATTATGCCTACTCAAATAGATGAGTATAATGAAATATATACTTTAGCATACTCCTTAGATATAAGGAAACCTATTTATAAAGTATATAGAGCAATGTTTAATAATACTACTAACTCAATAGTAGCATTTGATCCAAATTGATTAATAGTTAATGAAATTAAGCCAACAGAAACTTTTACTCTTCCAATCACAGGCTTAATGGAACTTACAAGTGACTTTGAAATCAAACTTAAAAAGTATAAAAATGATACATTATCTACTAAAGAAAATGATCGTTATATAAGATTAGGGGCTTGAATTGAAAAGTGTCAATTTGCAGTATGGCAAAATGATTTTGGAGGAAAAGTTAAATGGTCTCCAACAAATGTTGTTAAGGCATATAATAACATTTATATAAACACATCAAGTGATTATTATGTTGGAGATAAAGATTCATCTATTATTAATACATATAACTCATTTGCACAATTAATTGCAGATGATAAAAAAGATATTTGCAATAAGTTTGAAAAAACTATGCTAATTAATTTATTGTTAGAACTAAAATAATGACAGTTGAACAGTGGTTAAATAATGATGAATTAGCTATTACTATCTGGAAAAATAAATATAGATTCGAAGAGGAGTCTTTAGACGAATGGTTTAAAAGAGTTTCTGGTGGTAATAAGATTATAGAAGAATATATTAGAACAAAAAAATTTATTTTTGGAGGAAGAATTTTAGCAAATAGAGGACTTTCTAACAGAAATAGAAAGATAACTTATTCAAATTGTTACGTAATTGCCCCTCCAGAAGATAATCTGGAATCTATTTTTGAATGTGGGGCTAAATTAGCAAGGACATTTAGCTATGGTGGTGGCTGTGGAATTGATATTTCTAATCTGAGACCCTCTGGCGCAAAAGTTAATAATGCTGCAAAAACTACTTCTGGTGCTGTTAGTTTTATGGATTTTTACTCCTATATTACAGGATTAATTGGTCAAAGTGGTCGTCGTGGGGCATTAATGATCTCAATTTCTTGTGACCATCCAGATCTAGAAGAATTTATAGAACTTAAATCTGATTTAGACAAGGTTACAAAAGCTAATATTTCTGTTAGAGTTAGTGATAAATTTATGGAAGCTGTTATTCAAGGAAAGACTCTAATATTGAAATTTGTAACTGACGCTGGAGAAGTAATTACTAAAGAAGTTGAAGCATATCCGATATTTAGGAAACTTGCTCAAATGAATTGGGATTATGCAGAGCCTGGGATATTATTCTGGGATATGATAACCAATTGGAATTTGTTATCGAATAATAAGGAGTTTTCTTATGCGGGAGTAAATCCTTGCGCTGAGGAACCACTTCCTACAGGAGGTAGTTGTTTATTAGGAAGTATAAATCTTGCAGAATTTGTCACTTCACAAGGACAACTTGATATTATATCATTGAGAGAAACTATTAAAGCCGCAGTTATTGCTTTAAATGAAGCTCTTGATGAAGGTTTACCACTGCACCCATTAAAAGAACAAAGAGAATCAGTTAGAGATTGGAGACAAATTGGACTTGGAGTTATGGGCTTAGCAGATATGTTTATTAAGTTAAAAGTTAAGTATGGAAGTGAGACCTCTCTTAGAATTCTAGATACCATTGGTCATGAATTAATTATGACTGCTTTGGAAACTTCAAGTGAATTAGCAGAAGAATATGGTGCATTTCCTAGATTTGATCGTGATGGTGTACTTAAAACAAAGTTCTTCAAAAGTTTAGATTCTGGAGATATGAATGATTTTCGTTTTCAGGATCTGCATGAGAGAATCCATAAATATGGCTTAAGAAATTCTCAATTACTCACCTGTGCTCCAACAGGAAGTATTGCAACGATGCTGGGAGTATCTACAGGTTGTGAGCCTATTTTTGCAACATCATATACTCGTAAGACTGAATCTTTAGTAAATGAAGAGAAGTATTATAAAGTTTATACTCCAATTATAAAAGAGTTAATTGATGAAGGCTTTCAGGAAGATTCTTTACCTGCTTATGTAGTTACATCTGAACAAATTCCATACACAGAAAGAATTTCAGTTCAGGCTACTCTACAAAATTACATTGATGCTTCTATTTCTTCAACTATAAATCTTCCAGAATCAGCTACTGTAGATGATGTAGAAACTATTTATAGATTAGCTTGGGAAAAGGGATTAAAAGGTGTAACTGTTTATCGTTCAGGATGCAAAAGAGGAGCAGTTTTATCAAAGAACCCAACTATTAAAGAATGTTTAAAACGACCAGAATCTGTTGAAGCTAAGCTAATCAGATTTAAAAATGGTTCAGAAAATTGGATTGCATTTGTTGGACTTATTGATGGAAGACCATATGAAATATTCACAGGTATTAATAATATTGAGGATTTTCCAATTCCTGCTTCAGTAACTGAGGGAGAGATAATCAAAGTAAAAGACTCATTAGGAAAACGCTATGACTTCCAATATACGGATAGATATGGTTACACAAACCGTTTAGGAGGACTGTCAAGAATTTTTAATCAAGAATACTGGAATTATGCTAAACTAATATCTGCATTATTAAGAGGAGGTATTGAATTAGATAAAGTGGTTAAAATTATTGATGGTATGCATTTTGAATCCGATACTCTAAATACATGGAAAAATGGTGTTAAACGAGCTATAAAAACATTTATAGTTGATGGAGTGACCTCTCATGAAGTTTGTCCAGATTGTGGTGAACATTTAATATACGAGGGAGGATGTACTATATGCAAAAACTGTGGATTTAGTCGTTGTGGATAAAATGCCTAAATATACTCTCCATATTCCTGTTTATGGATCACTAGATCTAGTAATTACAGCAGAAAACGAACAAGAAGTATTAGAGAAATACTTAGAAGAAAGAGATAACTTATTAAAGTTCAATGATGGAAAACTATATGATGATTTAAGTACATCATATATAGTTCAAATAAATGATAAAATACAATGTTAAAAATTATCATTCTTATTTTCTTGGGAGTGGAAATTTTCTTGCGACTTATGGCATTGAAAAATGACACTCTTAGAAATAACATAGCTGCAGTGTGGGAGGAAAATGCACTAGACTTTAGATTAAATGGTTCAAAAAGTAAAATGAGCCTTGCATTATGGATAACGTTCTTTGTTTTAATTCTTATATGTTAGTAAAAGTAAAAAAGTTAGTTCCTGAAGCAATAATTCCCAGTTATGCTAAACCTGGGGATGCTGGTATGGATTTAGTTGCTACTTCAGTTGATCATAGTAATGAGCATTACATTGAATATGGAACTGGGTTAGCTGTTGAAATCCCTGAAGGCTATGTTGGTTTAATCTTTCCTAGAAGTTCTAATAGTAAAAAAGATTTGCAGCTTTGTAATTCAGTAGGTGTAATAGACTCTGGATATAGAGGAGAAATCAAATTACGTTATCGAAGAATTATTAACCCTACTCCCAAAAGAAATTTTGTAGTAACTGATGTAGAATTTCAAGAGGAATTAAAGAGTAAGGTACCTATATTACGTATAAAGGCTGATTTTTCTTGCTATGGTGTTGGAGATAAAGTAGGACAAATTATAATTATACCAATTCCATTAATTAGTTTTAATGAGGTTCAGAAATTGTCTGAGACTGTTAGAGGCGATGGTGGATTTGGTTCAACAGGAAAATAATGACTACAAAAGAAATAACACAAACTCTACGAGATGATTTATTGCAAACTATCTATAATCTACAGGATAAATTTCTTAATTTTGAACTTGGAGATGAACAAGTAGATGTATTAGTTTCAATCTTTACCTTTTTACGTAAGAAAGGGTTTGATGAGTTAGTTCTTTCAGGTCCAGGAGGAAGTGGCAAGTCTGCTATAACCAAATTAATTGTACTATATTTAGAAAAACAATATATTCCTTATATTCTAGCTACCCCAACTAATAAGGCTTGCGGAGTACTTCATAATTATACAGAACGAGATGTAATAACACTTCATAAACTCTTAACTTTGAAACCTTCTATTGATATAATTAACTTAGATTTCAAAGATCTTCAATGGAATGCCGATACAATTTCTTCAGGCATTCCATTGAATGGGGTTTTAATTATTGATGAATGTTCTATGATAAATTCAGATTTATATGAGTTTATCAAAGAAAGGGCTAAAATTAGACAATGTAAAGTGATTTATACTGGAGATGATAAACAATTGTATCCAGTTAAAGAAAAAGAATTATCTAAACCTTTTCAATGTAGACACCAATGTTATTTAAATAAAATTTACAGGCAACAGGAAGATAATCCTCTATTAGATATTTTAAATACTCTTAGAGAACATTCTATTAGTCAATTTTATGAAGTTCGATCTTCTGAAGGAAATCTTGTAATATATCATCATTGAAGGAAATTCATTTCTTCAGCTTCACATTTATTTAAAAAGTCTGTAGATTTGGGGAATCCAGAGGTAGTTAAATTGCTTGCATATACAAATAAAAGAGTAGAAGCATTTAACCAGATTCTTAGAGAATCTATATTTCATAACGAGGCCGAATATAATATTGGAGAAATCTTAATGGGGTATGACACTTGTAGTTATAAAAATAAGCAGGTGTTTAAATCTATGGAATTTGAAATTATAAATTCTTCTGAATATATAGTAACAAATATAGTTCCCAGTCATTGCCAGTTAGGCTATATTACATATAAAGGCTATTATTTAACTCTTCAACCTGTTAATACAGAGTATTCAGAAGATGAGGTGTTTATCATTTCAAGGGATACTCCAGAAAAAGATTTTTCTGCTTTAGCTGCATATATTGAATTAATGCGTTTAGATGCAATTCAAGCACGCTCAAAAGCAACTTCATCAAAATTATGAAGAGAGTATTTTCGGGTAATGGAATCTTTTACTACTCCTGTTGATTTGATTTACGGGAATAGAACTGTGAGAAAGAAAACTCTTGATTATGGATATTGTTTATCTGTTCATAAATCTCAAGGTTCAAATTACGATAACATATTAATAGATATGGGTAATTTATTTACCTGTAAGAATAAAGAAGAGCTAAGACAATTACAATATGTAGCTTTGTCTAGAACTCGTAATAATATTAGTATGCTTATTTAAATGCATGATATATTAATTTCTAGAGATTCTAGAGGAAAAATTAGAGTTGTTGATATTTCATATGAATGAAATGATACAACTCATAGCTTTCTAATTATTAGAAAAACATCTCAATGAGGTGGTAAAGTAACTAATCAGCCTATTATTGAGGTTAAAAGAGGAAAAGCTCAACGTACAGCTGCTGAACAAGTTAAATTAGAATATAACAGTAATGTTAAAAAGTATCTTGATAAAGGATACAAAAATATCAATGATTTTAAAGTAAAATCATTAGATGATATAGATGACCCTGGGAAGTTATTAGGAAATATAACGACTGACCAGACAGGTGCCCCTAAGCCTATGTTAGCTAAAAGCTTTGACGGTGTAGCTACCTCAACTTTTGAGCATGAATTTTATGGCTCAACAAAAATTGATGGAACACGATGTCTTATGCACTGAAATGGTTCTGAAGTTACAACATCTTCCAGAGGAGGTAATAATTATGATATAGCAGCTAACTATATTAGAAAAGATCCAAAAGTAGCAAAATGACTTAAGGATCATCCTGATATGTGGTTAGACGGAGAATTATATGTACATGGATTACCTTTATCTTATATTTCTGGTATTGTTAGACTTCAGACTTTGGATGAGAAGCATAAGCAATTAAAATATTATGTTTATGATTTAGCCATCCCTGATGTAAAATTTAAGGATAGATTAAAAATTTTAGAAGATTTTGGACAAGCAGTTGCAGATTCTGATAAAATTGTAATGGTTAAACATGTAAAAATATCAGGTTGGCTAAATATGAAAGCTCTTCACGATCAATATGTTAATGATGGTTGGGAAGGTTTAGTGATCAGAAATCCAGATAAAGAATACAAGTTTGGCACACGAGATAATCGTATGATTAAACTTAAAATGTTTGAAGACCACGAATATAAAATTCTAGATTTAGTAGATGGCCTCAGAGATGAGGATTTATGTTTCTTAATGGAAACTAAAGAAGGATATCAATTCAAGGCTAAGCCTATGGGAGATAGAGTTTTAAAACAATGATATCGTGATCACATTGAAGAATTAAAAGGTCAAATGGGTACTGTAAAACATTTTGGAATGACTAAAACAAATACTCCAGTACCTAATCTCCCTTGTTTCAAAACAGTTAGATATTCAGATGACCTCTAAAGCATGAATTGTTTATCGTCATACAAGTCCTAGTGGTAAAGTATATATTGGAATCACATCAGATCTTCCAAAAAGACGCTGGGGAAATGGTATACATAAATATGCTTCAAATCCATACTTTATTAAAGCTATACAAAAGCATGGATGAGAGAATTTTACACATGAAATTTTACACGAAGGATTAAGTCATGATGAGGCTTGTACCTATGAAAAGGAATTAATTGCTTTTTATAAAAGAGGTGGTATATGTTATAATATAACAGATGGAGGAGAAGGAACCCTAGGAGTACATAAACCTCGTCATTCTAAAGAATGAAAACAAACATTAAGTGAGCAAATGTCTGGTAAAAATAATTATTTTTATGATAAACATTTTATTGGAGAATTGCATCCAATGTGAGGAAAACATCATTCTGATAAAACTAAAGCACTTCAATCATTGCGGAAAAATAAAATAAAAAAGAAAGTTTTGCAATATACTCTTGATTTACAGTTTATTCGAGAATATGAATCTATCAGAGCTGCAGAACGAGAGACTAAGATTCCTCATCAGCATATTTCTGATTGTTGTCGAGAAGATAAACCTACAAAAAGTGCAGGAGGTTATATTTGAAAATTTTAAAATTATGAATAAAAATTTAGAAAACATTATTAATCAACTAATTGATTATTACAAGGAAGTAAATGATCTAAAAGAATCAGGAATAGATATATCTAAATTAGCTGCTCACAAAGTATTATATAATTTATATACTCAAATGCTAATTGATTCTGTTGGATTAAGTAGAGCTTTAGCAATTCAAAGATATGCAGAATATCCTACATGTTCTATAGAAGACTTTAATATTTATCTTAATGATCAATATCCAGAAAGGAAAATAGTAGATCGTCCTGATGTAAAAGAGTTTGAAGAGGATGCTAAAGAAAAGTTTGTCAGAGAACGAATTGAATCTGGAGATTATATACGTGAATCAGGCTCGGGACAGGTTGTTAATTCCGTTACAGGAAATATCATGGAATCTGATATACTGGAGAAACTATCTGAAGCAACAAAGGATGAGAAAGTTGTTAAAGATGTATGTCAAAAACTTCCTGAATATTATATAAATGGGAAGAAAGTAGCTAAAGAAGCATATGATGAAGCTATGCTTAAAGTAGATAAAATTATTGAAAAATTATTTAAAATAATCGATGAATAACATTTCTTTTATTGATTTTGTAAATTCAAATATTGAAAAGTATATGAAAGAACAAAATCACAAAATGCTTATTGCATTTAGAAACATCAAATCTGAGTATGTTTATATGAAGGAGAAATCTGGAGAAACTGATACTGAGATTATTAAAAAGATGTTTAATAAACGAAAGGAAACTTGTGAGATTTACAAGAATAAGAACCTGGAACTCTTTGAAGCTGAAAATCGAGAGATGGTTATTCTTCATCCCTTCCTTCCTGTAAGTGTTCCCAAGAATGTCATTCTACAATACCTTAATAGGCTTTCTATTACAAAAGACAAGAAAAACTTTAAAGCTTTTCAAGATGCTTGTATGGAAGAATTTGGGGAAAAAGTTGAGTCTTCGATTATCTTAGAACACATAAATTCGTAATTTTCATGCCTCAAATTTTGATTAAATTATTATTTTGAAGGGGTAGTTCCAATTAAAATTATAATCGAAATTTGAGGCTTATTTTTAATATTATGTCACTATACACAGATTTACAAAGTTGTAAGGTAGAATCAGATGTAGCTATCGTTTACAATAATTTATTCAAGTCACAGTTTGGAATTACTCCTGAACAGAAAAATAACTGTGATTCATACTTCTATTTGGGGGGGGGGATCCCTGTTTTAGTGGAATTCAAATATAATGAAAACTTTAATAATAGAGTTAGCTTAGTTAAGGTTTTTATTCAAGTTTTATTTTACTTAAAATCTTTTAAGGAACCACCTTTGGTTACAATTATTGCTGATTTAAATGAATTTATTATAATTAATAATTCAGTATTGTTTGACTATCTAGAAGAAGATCTAGATTGGAGCGTAAATCCCTCTATTGCTCCTAAATGTAATCAGGGTTTAATAGATAAGATGCTATTAGATTCTAATCTAATGAAAACGATTGTATACCCAATTAAAGAGACTACTGCTGATGAAGAGCTTTCCTCTTTAATTTTGGCAAAAAGTAAGGAATCAATTATCTATTATATTTATGATTGTGTAAACAAATTTAAAAGTTCTAAAGCTAAAGGGCTCGATAAACAGATCTCAAAGCTATTTAAGAATCTAAGTATATATTGTAAGTAAATTGTGTTAAAAATAATATTTAATAAGGAGGATTTAGGGTGTCGCAAGGTGTTTTTCACCAGCGACACTCATTAGCTACTTTCGTCATGGTAACATAATTAAGTATTGTGATCGTCCATTTAATAGTATTCAAGAAATGGATCATGCATTGATTCAAAACTGGAATAAAGTGGTTAGTGAGGATGATATAGTTTTTCATTTGGGTGATTTTGCTTTTGCAGATAAAAGTAAATGGCGCCAAATAGCTAATGCTCTTAAAGGTAAAAAATATCTTATTCAAGGCAATCATGATAGAAGTGATGATATTCCTACTGAGTGTTTTGAAGCTGTAGGAGACATGATGCAAGTATCTATTGAATATGAGGATTCTTGGCATAAATTTTTGTTATCACATTGTCCCTTTTTATGCTTTGAGGGAATGTTTAAAGATACAAAACAATTATTTGGACATTGCCACTCCAGGAGAAATAATACTGGTAAAGATGCTTATTTACTTAAATATTTAGTGAATTCATACGATGTTGGAGTTGATAATAATAATTTCTCTCCAATTTCCTTTGAGGATCTTTTAACCAAAATTTAAAAATATATGAATGAAGGAATTAATGCCTTAGATTTAAACATTTATGTAGAAAAGTTATATCAGATGTGGATTAAACATAAAAATATTAGAATTTTAGTAGACTACGATGATACAATTAAACCCTATAACACTGCATCTGAATACCTTTGTAAAGTAGTAATTAACACCTTAATTGAAGCTAAGAAATTGGGAGCTACAATAGTTTTATGGACTTGCAGGTCAGGAACTCGTTTAAATGAAGCTCTGAAATATTGTGAGTCAATAGGGTTAGAATTTACAGAAGTTAATCCTACTACACCGTTTTTTCCAGAACAGTCTACGAAAGCCTATGGCAACATTCTACTTGATGATAAAGCTGGTTTAGAACAAGCTTTAACTACATTACAATTTACAATAGATAAATATAAAAAATTTGTTTATGAAACTAACAAGAAGCAAAGATTATAATCCTAATTATTTAGCTAAGATTGTACAAATTGACTCCTTTAGACCTCACCCTAATGCTGAGCGTCTTAAATTAGCAACCGTTGACGGATATATAATTTCCACATCAATTGATTCTACAGAGGGAATTTATGTATATTTTCCTGTAGAATGTGCTATTAATTCTGACTTTCTAAAAACGAATAATCTTTATAGAAAAGCTGATCTTAACAGCGATTCTACTAAACAAGGATTTTTCGAAGAGTCTGGAAGAGTAAAATGTATTAAATTAAGAGGACTTGCGTCTGAAGGTTTAATAATGCCCATTTATGAATTGTGTAAATTCGTTGGGGAAGGGATTACAGAACCTGTAGATTCTGTAGAAATGACAAAATTAGTTGGAACAGAATTTGATACTGTAAATGATAAATTATTTGTTTGGAAGTATGTAATTCCAACTAAAACTTCAGGTGGCATTAATGGTTCATCTAAAGAAAAGAAAAAAATTCTTAATATCGTGGATGATCAATTTCACTTTCATATTGATACTGAACAGTTGCAGAAAAATATTCACAAAGTTCAACCAACTGATATTATTAATATTTCATGGAAAGAGTATGGAACAAGTCTAATTCTCTGTAATTTACTTACTAAGAAAGCTCTATCTCTGAAAGAGAAAATTGCTAAATTCTTCGGCATTCCTGTATCTGAAAGTGAATATAAAAAGTTCTGCTCATCCAGAAAAGTTATTAAAAATCCTGAATTAAATCCAGGAATGACTAAGGGATATTATGATTGTGATATTTGGAATCTTGCTTTTGAGGTTCTGAAAGAGTATTTGTCTAAAGGCCTCTCTATTTATGCAGAAATTGTAGGGTATATGCCCACTGGATCAATGATTCAGCCAGGATATGATTATCAGTGTGTATATGATCCTAAAACTTACGAGTATTCCAAAATGACTCCTAAGCAAATGTATGATGCAAAACTCTTTGATATCATCGTTTATAGAATTACTTATACTAATGTAGAAGGGCGTGTTTTTGAGTTTTCTACTCAACAAATGAAATCCTTCTGTGAAAAATATGGAATTCACTGTATTAAAGAGCTTTATTACGGTTTAGCATATCAACTATTCCCTGATTTAAATCCTAATGAGCATTGGCATGAAAATTTCTTGCAGGCATTAAGAGATAAGTATTTAGAGAGGGAGTCAGTTCTTTGCAATAATAAAGTTCCCGAAGAAGGAATTGTTCTTCGTAGGGAAGTTAGTGAAATTGACGTGTATAAACTTAAATCAATAGCTTTTCTTGAAAGAGAAACCAAAATGCTTGACAAAGGAGAAGCTGACATTGAATCAAATCAATAATATGATTAACGATAAACAAATTTTAGAAATTCTTAAGAATGATAAGCCTATAGATGCATGTATTAATGTCTATTCTCCTTATCATATTCATGTTACAATTAACATGGGTGTTAATTACAAAATTGAATTTTGGTTTATTAAATATAGGCATTCGAAAGATATTGATAGACATTTTCAAATAATTAAAAAATCTGAAAATGATTATAGTGTAATCTATGATGGAATAATTTCTGAAGAGAACTATACAGAATATGACTATTTAATTAAGATGCAGGCTGAAAAATTTGTCAGCAGTAAAATTAAAGAAATGCTATCTCCAGATGACATTATTTTCTAAAGAAGATCTTCAAATGCTTAAAGAGAACAAGGAAATCTTATATATTTATAGACTTCCTTGTTCTCTGTTTGATTGTAGATTTGAATATATTATTGTAGGGAATCTTTCATCAATAGAGCGTTATGATAACGTAAGATACTTTAAATTAGATGAATGATTTTCTAAAATGCAATCTGGAAGTTTATTACCAGTTGTGTGTGCTACTATAAACAAATCTGGAAAGATAAAAGAATATGTAAATATTTATGAAAAGCCAGATATAATTAAACTTAGAAAATATATTTTGGGTCTAGTTACTTATTTTCAAGCAATATATGAGGATCCAGGTTGTCCTCGTGTAGAATTAAAGCGGGAAATAGATCAGGAATGTTTATGGGGTATTCAAACTATTAAAGAATTCAAAGTAAATAGAATTGATGTATTTAAAGAAGAACATGAAAACCCTCTTAAAGAATTTATTACCGCAGTAGATCCTATATATAAAATGTATAGAGAAAGATATGAACAATAAAATTAAAATATTAGTTCTTCAAGGGCCTCCAGCATCTGGAAAATCTACTTTTGCAAAAGAATTTGTAAAAGATAAACCTGATTGGATAATTGTGTCCAGAGATGAAATTAGAGAAGGAACAGGCAAATACTGGGTTCCCTCTCGTGAAAATTATATTTCCGACGTTGAAGAACTATCTATTAGAGCAGCTATTAATCGTAATTTAAATGTTATAATAGATGCTACTAATTTAAATCAAAAAACTATAGATAAATTAACTAATCTTGCTGCGGAATTAGAAGTTGAGCTTGAGTTTAAAAAGTTTATTATTTCTTTTAATGAAGCATATTGGCGTGATACAAAAAGAACTCGTAAAGTAGGGCTTCAAGTATTACGTAGATTTTATAATACTTATTTTCCTGATATGTCTCAGGAAATTATAAATAAGGAAAAGGAATCCCCCGCTAAGGAAAGGTTTATCCTTAAACAGGATGAAACGCTCCCCCATGCAATTATTTGTGATATTGATGGTACGCTATCATTAATGAATGGCAGAGGTCCATTTGAATATCATCGAGTAAATGAGGATCTTCCAAATAATCCTGTGGTTGATTTAATTAATTCTCTGTCAAAAATATATCAAATTATTATTGTTACAGGACGAGAAGATACTGACGTATGTAGAAGAGAAACTCTTAAATGGCTGAATAGATATTTAACATGTGATGATTTTCTGTTCTATATGAGAAAGGAGAAGGATTATAGGAAAGATTCTATTGTTAAGACAGAGATTTATAATGAATATATAAAGGATAAGTATTGTGTGACAGCAGTTTTTGATGATAGAGATCAAGTGGTTAATTACTGTTGGCGTAAATTAGGTCTTCTGTGTAATCAAGTTTGGAAAGGAGATTTTTAAATGACTATTGATCAGTTTAATGATAAGTGGAAAAATCACTTAGAAGAATGAAATTATGAAATGCGAACTTTAATTAAATTATACCAGATGTTCTATGTGGGAATATGTAAGTTAAATTACTACATTACTCCTTTATATGAACCTATTCTATTATTTATTAGTCCTTATGTCTAAAAATATTCCTGATAGTTGCTGAGATGGTGACCCTTCAGCACCTTGGAATGATATACAAGTAACTTATAATTACAGAGTATATGTAAATCTTGGAGGTATTCTTTTTGCATCTGAAATTATATGAGATACAACTACATTTGGCCACTTTGAGATTAAATCTCCAGATGATTGATATTTTCTTGAGAATGATATTTATCAAGTTATAGAAGATAATTTGAAAGAAGAAATTAAAGATTGTAATTATAAAATTGATTTGTTAAATTGAAGTTACAATGATTGCTAAAGTGAAGAATTTTGAGGTTCATTGTGAGCCAATGACTAAATTTGAATACTATGACAAGATAAAGAAAATGCAAATTCAGCATTTTGAGAATAAGAGAATTAATGGATTCTATTGTAATTGGAACGGTTATAAGTTCTGAATTGATGAAATTAATTTTAATAAGCTATATACTATTGAGGAATAATGATATATTTAGTTACCAATGCCCCAGCTTTGATACAATCTACCAAGTATACATGTATTTCCGTTAGTGAGGCTTTAAATATGTTGGAGAGATTAAAAATTGTAGGTGTTGATACTGAAACTGAAGGTTTTGATGTCTATACTAAAAAGTTATTATCTCTTCAATTGGGCTGCTTTGATTTTCAAGTAGTTATTGACTGTACAACAGTTAATATTCTTCTATTTAAAAATTACCTTGAATCTGAAAGATTATTTCTTTTCTGAAATGCAAAGTTTGACTTAAAATTCCTATATTATTATGGAATTATTCCCAGATATGTATATGATGGATATCTTGCAGAAAAACTTATGTGGTTAGGATATCCTTCTGGTATGCATGGAATGGGTCTTAAAGATGCTGGTATAAATTATCTAGGTGTTGAATTAGATAAAACTGTTCGAGGTCAAATTATAAACAAAGGTTTAACAGAGGAGGTAATAGTTTATGCAGGGACCGATGTTAAATATCTGGAACCTATAATGGAGAAGCAAAAAGAAAAACTTAAAGAACAAGGACTTCTGGATGCAATCCGTGTTGAAAATGCATTTGTTAGATGTTTAGCTTATATTGAATTTTGTGGGGCAAAAATTGATCCTGAAAAATGGAAAAAGAAGCTAGAAAATGATTCTAATTTATGTGAAGATTTAATCTGTCAACTCAATAAATGAGTTGAAGATAATATGGGAGGCAAATACACAACTATAAATCGACAAGGAGATTTATTTAATGGATTTGATGCCCGTCCTAAATGTCATATTAACTGAAAGAGTGCACAACAAGTAATTCCTCTTTTTGAAGATCTTGGTCTGAACCTTTCAGTGATTGATCCTAAAACTAAACGTCCTAAAAAATCTACGGACATTAAAGTTATAGGACCTCAATCCGCCAAAAGTCCACTGATTCCTTTATTTATGGAATATAAAAAGGCTGCAATTTTGGTGGATACCTTTGGAGAAAAGTTTTTAGATCTTATGAATCCTAAAACAGGACGTATTCATGCTAACTTTAATCAATTAGGAACAGACACAGGTAGGTTAAGTTCAACTAATCCTAATCTACAAAACCTGCCTAGTGATGCATTAACACGCTCTTGTTTTATAGCAGAATCAGGAAATAAATGGATTTCTGCTGATTACTCTGGCCAAGAGAGCTTTTTAATGGCTTCTATTGCTAATGATAAAGCTATGCTTGATGAATTAGTGAATGGTTCAGGAGACTTACATAGCCTAACTGCTAAAATGGTATTCCTTGAAATTCCAAGAGACACTCCCCTTAAAGCAATTAAAACAGAGTATCATCATCTAAGAAAAGAAGCAAAAGGCTATGAATTCTGTTTTAATTATGGAGGAATGGATAATACTCTTGTTAGAAATTATGGAATTTCTGAGGAACGAGCTAAAGAAATTTATACTAATTACATGGAGGGTTTCTCTGGATTAAGAGATTATCAAAAGTTTAGAAGAAAGGATGTAATGGAGAAGGGATATATACTTTTAAGTCCAATCACTGGGCACAAAGCATATATTTATGATTTTCCTGAGTTAAAACGTCTTTGGAAAAAACAATGTGAGAAAGGATTCTGGGAGTATTATAGAGAAATGAAACGAGATGCCCCAGATTGTGAAACTGTACAAAATGTTAGAAAATTAGCAAAAAGACGTGCAGAATCTGAGAAACAAAGCATTAATTATCCGATGGAATGAAAGTTTGTGTCGGATTAAAACTTCGTAAATTCGGTGAACCCTGAGATGGGAATACCGAGCCAAGCTAAGGGTTAACAACCTTAGAAGGTGTAGAGACTAGGTGTTGGAACTTAAAATTAAGAATATAATACACCCACGAAAACGGAGAAAACATTTGTAATTTTAAATTTATTTGCATACCTTTGTGTGTTGGAAATTTAAAATTTAAAATTATGGAAACAAAAATTTGTAATCATTGTCATAGAGAACTTCCAATTGAGGAATTTGGTAAAAATCCAGGAAGTAAAGATGGTCATATTAATATATGTAAACGCTGTAATAGTAAAAATTGCAGAACCCCAGATAAATTAGTATGCCCAGTATGTAATAAAGAATTAGACTACTTCTACTTTGATATTTCTAAGAAATCTAAGACTGGAAGAGTATGGTGTTGTAAAAATTGTTATTCTAATTTAACAATTACCTCTGATATTAGAACTGTACGTCGTAAATATGATGAGGAGTTCAAAACTAGAGTTAATAAAACCAAACGTGAAAGTCGATTACGAAATTATGTACATGCAATGTGAAAAGCTGCAAAAACGCGTGCAGAAAGTAGAGGATTAGAGTTTAACATTGAAGAGTCAGATATTATTATTCCAGAAACATGTCCTATTTTAGAATGTCCTATTAAATTCGGAACAAAAGAGGATTATAATTATAGTCCCTCTCTTGACAGAATAGATAATAGTAAAGGATACGTCAAAGGCAATATTATGGTAATTAGTAAAAAGGCAAATACAATGAAAAACTCTGCTTCTTTGGAAGAGTTACAAAAGTTTTGTAAAAATGTTTTAAGATATAGTCCGAACTATGCCAAAAATGAAGGTATAGATTTAGAGAATAAAGAGTCTCTAAGGTAACAATGTTGACAAGCTGCTGGGGCACTATGTTTCAAATATGCATCCATTTTCTTATTTAGATATTTACAGGAACATGATTTACTGTTCAAAGTAAAGTATTGTATTCCTGTACACGATGAAATTAATTTAGAGGCCCCTGCAGAAATTGCAGAAGAGATTGGGAAAGTATTAGTTGAATGTATGGAAAAAGCTGGAGCAGTTTTCTGTAAAAGAGCTAAATTAAGTGCAGATTTAACTATTGGGGATTATTGGATACACGAATAATATAAATTAATGAAGATGCTATATTTTCTTGGCATCTTCATTAATTTTAATAAAATAAAATACTATGCTAAAATTAATTAAATTTGGAGCTTCTTGGTGTGGACCTTGCCGTTCTTTAGTGCCTATTCTTGAAGAGCTCAAAAGTAGGATAATAATAGAAGACATCGATGTAGATGAAGTAGATCCTGTTGTACTTACAAATTATAAGATTAGAAATATTCCAGTATTAATTATTACTAAAGATAATGTAGAAGTTTGGCGTCATGTTGGTAGTATTTCTAAAGTAGAATTAGAAGATAAAATTAAAGAATATGAGGCTAATTAAATCATCTTTTGAAATACTTGAACAGGAACCAGGTATTCAAGGAATATATAAACAAATTGAACGAGCAGGGAGAACATGTTATTCAGAAGATACAGAGGTGCTAACATTTTCTGGATGGAAATATTTTAAGGATGTTTCTAAGTACGAATGTGTATTAACGTATAATCCAAAAACTAACAAATTAGAATGGGATCTTCCTAACATCTTTAGTAAAACAATTGATGATGAGATGATTGAAATAGATCATCCTAATATTAAACTAAAAGTAACAAAAGATCATAGAATATACCAAAGCTCTTCTGCCTCTAAAAAATATTCATTTATTACTGCTGCGCAACTAGCTGGAATAGAAAAAATTCCTAGTAGTAAGCAAAGTAGATTTAGAATTCCCAAATATTTTAATGGAGCAACGAAAAGTGAACATGCTACTCCTGAATCTTATACATATAGTAAGTATATAAAACAAGGAGGAAATCCTAAACATGAGGATAAGTTAGTTACTGTTCAAATTCCATGTAATAAAGATTTTATGGTTATTGCTGGAGCATATATTTCTGAGGGGCATAGTTTTCATGGAGAAAAGTATAAATGTGGAAGTTATTGCCAAATTACTCAGGATGAAGTATCTCCTTTATATAAAAATGTAATTCAAGCTCTGAACAATTTACAATGAAAATATACTATAAGCTGTGATCCTAGAAAACCTAATATTAAATGGATACAGTTTGGTAGAGGTCAATGCTTTGTTGAATGCTTTGATAAATTGTTTGGAAAAGGTTCTGCAAATAAACACTTACCAGAAAATTTTAGGAATTTTCCAAAAGAGTATCTTGAAATTTTAGTTAAAAATTTATATTTAGGGGACGGAAGTCACTCTATAACTCGAAAAGAACGTTATCTTTCAATTTCTAAACAGTTACTAGATGAACTCCAACAAGTTTTTATTCTTTTAGGTAAAAATGCTTCTTATACTTTTGATGCCAATATCTCTCAAAAGTGTTCCTTAGAAGAATCTTCTAGAGACTCTTGGATCATTGATAGAAAAAAGCATGTTAAAATTCTACCTAAATGTCAGCAAACTGTTTGGTGTACTCAAACAAAAACGGGAATAATTTGCGTTAGATATAAAGGTAAGGTTTGTTGGTGTGGAAATTGCTACAAATCAGAGGATCGTATTACAGAAGACTCAGCAGAGAAATTTGTTAATATGATTAAGGATAGACAGCATACTGCTATGCTTGAACATGGCACTGTATATCTTTATATTCATAAGGATCATGCTTACAATGTAATAGGTGGTAATTGGGTAACTGAACAATACCTTTCTAATTCTTACTCAGTTATTAATACAAATTCTTATGGTAATTATCATATCACAACTAATTACAGAGTTTTATATGAAAATGACTGGCTTGACGATTTAAAATATCTCTGTGAACCTACTGAATATCATGAAAAACGAATTACAGTAAAGTTTATTTGTGACAGAGGCATACTTGCAGAGTTCACACGCCATCGTGTATTTAGTTTTGCTGCTGAGAGTACCCGTCGAATAACAATGGCGGCTTAAATAAGTAATTATTTATGTATAACTCCGTGAATTGCTGGAAGGCTAAACATAAAAATGCATGCTAATCAGCAGCCAAGCCAGCCTTTAAAAAAGTTGGAAGGTTCAGAGACTAATTGATGAAACTATGTCTAAAATAATTTTTGAATGTCCTGTATTACAGGAATTTTGGGACAAATATATAGCCAATAAAGATTGGAATAAAACTTGTAAAGAGATTAGTACAATTCTTGATGGCTTAGAGTATTTTAGTGTAGAATATAATTCAAACACGAGTGCGGAGCATCCAGAAATGGATGATGATATAGTCCGATACTCCTCTGAAAAGAGGAGAGTATAAGATAAAGAGCTTATACATAACAAATGTATTGTAACTATAGTAAAGATAAGTTTGGAAAAGAACTTACTTTTATTATTCCTTGTTGGTTAGATATTCCAGAAGGGCAGAGTTATTGGTATGATGGTTTTGGATATCGTGTAGGAGCTGATATACGGAATCAAAACTTTGGATACATTAAAAAGTCTTCAAATTATAATACTTTTCTGTATGCATTAGAAAATGCAGAAAAGTCTTATCTTCTTTTACTAAATGAAGGCTGGACTCCTCAACAAGCAAGATCAGTCCTTCCTAACTCTCTTAAAACAGAATTAGTAATGACTGGAACTGTTGAACAATGGAAAGGGTTTTTCAAACTACGATGTGATAAAGCTGCACATCCCCAAGCTCGCGAACTAGCTGTTCCTTTAAAAGAGGAATTCATAAAAAGAAACTTAATAAATAGTTAATATATGGAAGAAATTTGTGGAGATAATAGGTTCGAAATAATTGCTAAAGCTAAAGAAGATATAATGTCAAGTACTAATATTAAATCATCTTCAGATGAGATGAAAGTACTTGATAATTTTCTATTTAGATGTTGGCAAATGGGATGGTTAAATAAATATGAATAATGACTAGATTAGAATTTTCAGAAATGTATCCATATACTGTAGATGGTTCCCAAAGAAGTGCAATTTTTGGGGAAAAGAAAGCACTTCTTGTTAAAATTTTACAGCAAGGATCTCCAATATATCAAGATACTTTTATTATGGCCATGCAGAAAAATCAGACCACTTTAAGGAAGTAACAGTTGATGATATTGATAGTATAGCTGGATGAAGAGATTGCCATTATTACACTCTATATACAGATAGACAAGGTAATAGTGCTTGGATTTTATCAGGAGGAAGATACGATTAATATGCCTAGAAATGTAATAATGTTTGAAGTAGATGAATGGGATAATTTAGTATCATCTACTTATGGAAGAGTCTATAACTTTCAACAACAAAATGGTTGTAAAGACCGAGGAATTTACTATTTCACAGTACCTATTGAAGATTATTATATAGAGGATTATGAAAGAGAAGAAATTCCAGAAGAAGTTAATGGAGAAATAAAAGGAGTAAGTTTCAAAGCATGGTTAGAACGAGATCCTAATACTCCTAACTTTTTAGAAAAATATAGGCATGAATTGTTTTGGGATAGAAACTTTTATCCTCATGTTAGTATGATCATTAAAGATCTTGAGAACAAAGGAATTTTAAAAGAAGGTGAGTATATAATTAATATTGATTGGTAATGTTTAAGTATCATATTTTAGAGTATTTGGTTACAAAGGAGGAGAATTATGTACCACTTTGAATCTTGATTATGAATCAGCTTTGGCTGAATATTGCTCCTTTATTGTAGATAAAATAATCGATTATATGGAGGACAATGATTGTAAAAACTTTAGAATAACTGAAAAGGAAGTTACAGATGTTATAGAAGATACTTTTTCTATTTACGCTGGAGGTGACCATGTGGTCTTAAAAGTATATCAATCATCTAACGATGGTAAGCTAAGGAGGTATGATTTTCCTATGAATGCCATTGTAGACTACGTTAACATGGAGATAAATAAATATGGATCTGATTAAAGCTTGTAAACAACTTGTAGTTAAAGATCCTTTTTATGGTTTATTTCTATTATCTTTAAATAAATATTATTCTAAAGATGATGCAACAGCATGAGTTGCAAGAAACGGGATTAACTATGAATTATGTGTTAATCCCGATTTTTGAAATACTTTAACTGATGATGAGCAATTAGGAGTATTAAAACATGAGCTATTGCATATTGCATTTAAACATTTGTTAATGCAAGAATCTTTTAATGATAAAGAAGTATTCAATATTGCCGCTGACGCAGAAGTAAATCAATATATTGATGTTCTTCCAAAAGATGCTATTGATATCAAAGATATTGATCCTATGCTTCCTCCGAAAGCAGGAACCAAATACTATTATGAATACCTTTATAAAGATAAGAAAGACTCTTCTGGGGGGCCGAAAAACCATAATCATTGAAAGGATTTTTCTGATTTATCAGACGCAGAAAAAACTTTAATTAACAATCAAACTGACCACATTGTAAAACAGGTTGCAACTCAAGTAATTAAATCTAGAGGAACTATTCCTTCCGAGCTAAAAGCATATGTGGATAAATTGTTTAAAATAAAACCTTCTATATTTAACTGGAAGGCCTATTTTAGACGACTTTTAGGATTTGCTATTGATGTCTTTGTAAAAAAGACACATCGTAAAGTATCTAAACGGTTTGAGGGAGCTGCAGGTATTAAACTAAAACATAAACATGATATTTTAGTTGCTATTGATACTTCTGGTTCCGTTAGTACTAAGGAGTTAAAAGATTTTATTAGCGAGATTTATCACATCTGGAAAGCTGGGGCAGGTGTTGATGTAATTGAGTGCGACGCTAGAATACATAGGATATATCCATTCAAAGGGACTTTTGATGGTACATTCACTGGTAGAGGAGGTACAGACTTCAAACCTGTTATTGATTACTACAATCAATGTAGAAAACAATATTCTACTTTAGTATTCTTTACAGATGGCTATGCACCTACAGATACTTTTAAAGTAATGAAGCAGATGATCTGGGTAATTACCTCTAATGGTAATAGAAATAATCATTATCCAGGTTACAGTATGTTTATCCCATCTGATAATGGAGCTGAATAAAGTTAATTTAGAAGAATTTAAAACTATATTTCAATATATTATTGAGAATAACAAACGTTTAGTGGAAGTTGGAAAAATTCCCACTGCAATCTCATTGGAAGCCGATTCAGGAATTGGAAAGACTTCTACAATTTTACAAATAGCTGAAGAACTGAATATGGGATTCATCAAATTGAATCTTTCTCAGTGTGAAGAATTGGGAGACTTAATTGGATTTCCTATAAAAGAGTATTATGTATGTTCTGATGAAGGTGAATGTCAATGAGTTTCAAGCGATTTGCTGGCATATTATCTTCAAAATGGGTACAAGGTTCAAAACTTAACTCGAATGTCTTATGCACCTCCTACGTGGATGCCAAAAGAAGATAATGAAAATGGATGTATATTGCTTTTAGATGATTACTCGCGTAAACTAAAGTAAATACAATTGTATTTGTATAATCGTCAAATAAGTATTATATTTGTATATAAATATTATATTAATATGATACATCTATTTTCAGAAAAATTTCCTTTAAAATATAATATACCTGGTATATATTATATTCAAATCAATTCTCATTCATATGTAGGAAGCTCAAATCAAATTACCAGAAGGCTTAGAGAGCATAAGAAAAAATTAACTCACAATTATCATGATAATAAGTTTATGCAAAGAGCTTATAATAAATATAAAGATGGAGGTAAAATTTATTATCAGATACTTGAAATTTGTAGCCAAGATGAATTAAAAAATAGAGAAAAATACTGAATTGATAAACTACGTCCTGACATTAATGTTGTTCAAGATCCTACTATGGAAAATACAACTTGTTTGTACAATAGCTCTGGAGCTAAACCTGTATATCAATATTCATTAACTGGGGAATATATAGGAGAATTTCCTTCGGTCAGTGAAGCAGGAAGACAACTAAATAAGAATTCTCGTATTATTAGCCAGGCTGCTTCAGATAATTCCGTTTTTAAATCTGCTCATGGTTATCAATGAAGTTATCATAAAGTTGATAGAATGCCTTATTATGTTAATAATAGTAGTAAGGCAACAAATAAAAAAGTGGAGATCTTAGACACTGTTTCTGGATTAAGTAAAATTTATAATAGTATTGCAGATGCAGCAAGAAGTATCTGTGAACCTCAAGATAATTTTAATTCTATTTGTGCTTCTATATCAGGAATTTGCCGCAATAAGGGTAAATTAGTAAAACATAGGTATAAATGTAAATATTTATAAGTGCGCGAGTAAAATTCCGTGAATCTGGGAAAACCCTATAGGACAACCCTAATCCAAGCTTTATAGAAATATAAAGAAGGATCAACGACTAGTAGATACTGTCTTAACAGGTGATGCTGAAGAGAATGAACTACCACGAGTGCGGAAGTATAACCTATATGTATCAACATTTAGTGGTTATATAAGATATAGTCTGAACTATATAGCAATATATAGAGGTAAAGGATAAAGAGCCTTTACGATAACAATAACGGCTTTACCTATGTTCTTGCAGGCGACTATGGAGCTTATTGATAGAGGTGAATATATTTCTTGGAAACTTCCAAAGAACTGTACTATAGTATTAACTTCTAATCCTGATAATGGAGACTATAATGTTAGTACTATGGATAATGCTCAGAAAACTCGATATATTAACTTTGAAATTGATTTTGATGTTAATGTGTGGGCACGTTGGGCTGAAACTGACAAATTAGATTCCCGAGCTATTAACTTTGCATTATTATATCCTGAAATATTTGAAAAAGAGGGAAATGTGCAGAAGATTAATCCAAGAAGTTATGTTACCTTCTGTAATGCTATTTCTGGTTTAAAGGATTGGAGCACCTCAGCAAATCTAGCAATGATTCTTAATATTGCTAAAGGGTGTTTTACATCTAAAGAAAATATTGTTGGTAATTTGTTTACCACATTTATTGCAAATAAGTTAGATAAACTAATTGCTCCTAAAGATATGTTGTTTGAGCCCTGGGATACTGTAAAAACTAAAATTAAGAATTGTGTATATGATAGTAATGGGTATCGTCCAGATATTGCATCTGTATTATCCACTCGTTTGCTTAATTATAGTCTTTTATATTTTGGAGAAAAGGGTGCTAGTTTTCTATTTAATCTCTAACCTTTTGCTGCATTTAAAAATATTTATTATCTTTGTACATAATCAATTAAATATATTTATGTACAATATTACTAAAACGGAATTTGAAATTTTAATCAATAAAGGATTGAAGGTATCTCAAATAGCTGAGGTACTTAATATTAGTATTTCAACTATAACTAGAAAACTAAAAAGTTATAATCTTTGAAATGCTTATAAAGATATTACTGTGTTTGATATAATAGATACAGAAGAAAAGGCATACTGATTAGGTTTTATCTATGCAGATGGATGTATTAATAAGCATGATTATAATAATTATAGATTGCAAATTAATTTAAATTCTAAAGATGAATCTCATCTTAAAAAGTTTGCAGCCTTTATATCTAATAAAGTAAAAGTTGTAACTAAAAATAACATATCAAGATGCTATGTTCAAAATCAACACTTATGTAATACTTTAATCAACTTAGGATGTATTCCAAGGAAATCTTGTACATTAACATTTCCTCTATTAAGTATATTTTCAAACCATAATTTAGTATATGACTTTATTAGAGGCTACGTTGATGGGGATGGGTGTATAACCTATAGTAATAAAACTATAAGTAAAATAAGTATTATTGGAACTAAAGAGTTTCTTAGATGTATAATGGATCTGTTTCCACATTGTTTTTCTATGACTAAGGACAAAAGATGAAAAAATAATACTTATTATATTTATACTACAAATAAGCAATCCTTTCTTAAAGTAGGTAATAAAATATATGGAAATGCAACAATTGCATTAGACAGAAAATTAAATAGATATAAGATTGGCGTGTTACAAAGTAATTTGTAATATTATTATTGGGCAAAAACGGTGAACCCTGAGATGGGAATACCGTGCTAACTTTAAAGATAATAGGTTAAAGTAGTGTAACGCATAGAAGGTGAAACTAGAAATAGAATATAATCCTTCCAAGAGTGTCCAATATCCAATAATTTGGATAAAAATGTATGCTGAACTAATACGAAATCGAAGTATTAGAACTATAAGATAAAAAGCTTATAGGATAACAAAATTGAAAACTGAAGTAGTTCAAGATCGTTTACTTGAATTTATCAATTCTCCTGAACCTTTATTAACTGAAGATTTATTATTTCATTTAGTTAAAACTATTACAACTAAATTTTCAGGAAGGGCAAACAAATTACTTATGAATCCTAAAATCAGAGCTAAAATTTTATAATATGAAACTAAATGGAATTGATATTTCCTTCCTTGTTCCTTATAGAAGAAATAGTGGGTCAGCAAATTTATGTAAATGGTCTTCATATCATTCAGAAAATATACGTTTTTCAGTTAGAACTTCAATGGTGCTACACACCCCTGAAGAAGTAAATACTGCGCTAACTAATAAACTTACAGATCTATCGGATGTAACAAAACTATATTTTGATTCTAGTTCAACATATCCTAGATTCAAGATTAGGGATACAGAATTTCAAAGGGTTATTAAGGTAGATAAGTGTGAAGCTGCTATAGTTCCAGATTCTCTTGAATATCGTTCTGGCACTGGAACATATTATCTATTTGAGTATACAGAACCTGATCAAACTAAGAAAATTTATAGTATTAATCCAGAGTTATTTAAAAATTTAGATCCTTATATTTATAATGATATTTGTTCTTATGGAAGTGATTTTATTGATGGAGTAAAAACTATTAATACTTTACCTAAAGGAGTAGTCCCTATTTATACAGGAAAACTAATTTTCTGTGGCGAAACTTTTGTAGAAACAATTAGTAATATAGTCTCAGTTTATCCTAAATATGCAAAAGAAAGTACTTTAGATAAACTTGTTAATGGAACTTTAGAAAAATTTACTGAAGAAAGCATCTTATCATTAAATGATATGTTGGCATCAACTGATGAAACTACAGTAGAGCTTGGGTTAAAAGTTTTGCAGGGAATGAATGTTACAGAAAGTCCTGCCACCGTAACATGTTTATTGTATGGAAACTATGGTAATATAGCAAAAAATAAGGCAATGGGAACAACTGGAGTATCTCAAGTTTTTAACTCTTTGAAGATTAACACAAGATACATCTCGTATGATTCCATTTCTGCTCTTGCTCAAGCTCTAGAATTAAATACATGGAAAACTGCAACTTCAGATGACAAGTCCTTAGCATGTATCCTTTGTAGAAGTATTATTACAAATTTTTACAAAGAAAAGGATAAAGAGGTTATGGACAAACTTTATCAATTACCTTTCAAAATTAAAACATATGTTGACTAGAAATATTTTATGTATAGCAGGTTTGAAAGGAAGTGGTAAAGATGAAAGTGCCAAAATGCTTCAATTTTGTTTAAATTCCCCAAAATGAATGCAAACATATTGAATGTATAAGCACTGTAATATTTTTACAGAAGGAAAATTTAAAATTTGCAGGTTTGCAGATACTTTAAAATGTCTCCTTTCCATTCTTCTTAATGTAAATGTTGAAAAATTTGAAGATAGACAGTTTAAAGAAGATTATTATGTAGATTTTAATACACTAACAATTCATCATAAGAATTTTGTAGAACGAGACAAAATTCTAGTTGATAATAAATTTTCAAAGTTAGCTAAAGATCTTAATCCCTCCTTAACGGAAGATTATTGGCTATCTATTAGACAAGTTCTGCAATATTTTGGAACTGAGATAATGCGATATTATTTTGGGGATAAGCTATGAATTTTAACTACCTATGAACAAAAGTATAAAAATATGATTATCTCTGATTTGCGATTCCAAATTGAATTTGAGGAATCTAAGAAAAGAGGAGGAAAAGTTATTTATATTCATAGACCTGAATGCAAAGCAGGTTCCCATGCTTCAGAAAGAGAACTCTTAACATTATATGGAAATGGAAACTATGATTATTTAGTTAATAATGATGGTTCACTATCTGATTTATTTTATAAAATAAAAAATATTAGTAAATTATGCCTACAGAAATAAAACGATGTGGATATTGCGAAAGCAATAAAATTGAACATGAATTTCAGGATAATAAATATGGAAAGTATGTTCGAGTTTTTAATCTTAAAGAATCTGTAAAAGGTTCTAGTTGTACAGTGTGCAATGGTGGATTAAAAGTCAAAAAATAAAACAGTTAGCCCCCTATGTTGGATTTAATCCAGCGTAGGGGGCTATTTTTTTTAACTTTCTTTTATAGTGTTGTTGATATCTTGTCTAAATGGACGGAACATTCCAAAAGTATTCACAGTACCAAGTAAAGCAGCTTCTGCAAAGTTAATATCTTCAAGTTTAAATGCGGAATAATAACTTTTAATACTATTTTGAAGAATACTTAAAAACGGAGGATTCCAATTTAATGCACCATTAGTAATTGCATTTATTACACCTAAGTCATCAATAGAACGATTCACTAAATCAATTCCATTACGGAATCACCAACTTCTATCAGCTATTTGATCTTTATATTTTATTCCTGTTTCTTCAGGATCATCTAATAATGCCATTTGAAGTAACTTAGCAAAGAATAAAAACATAGTTAAGTCATATAATGATGCTTTGAAATTAGCAGCTTCGATACCATTTGATCTAACATATTTTCTTCATAAATCAGTGGTATTCAACTCAGGGTCTTTATTAACTATTTGTTTGACATTTAAATAAACATCTTTAAATAATTGTTGATAAGTTTGAAATATTCCTTCCATTACTCTACCTTCTCATGAATATAAAGGAATACCTGTATTCTCATTAACAATTTCTGAGTTTACCCATGTACCATTAGCATCCGTAATAATTTTTATATATTTTTGATTTCCTTTTACATCAACTACAGGAGTAAAATGTCCTTGAGAAGCAACAGTAGTTCTTTTTAGCGTATATTGTGTCTTTTTAGCTGACAGATATGTCATAAACTGCTTAAACAGCATTCCCTGCCACAATTTATTTCATTCCGCCTTAGTCTCTAAATCATAGTAGCCAAAAGATTCATCTGCAAAAGACTTAATAGACTCCCTTTGAAGTACTGTATATGCCATTTCAAATTTATCTCCTACCTTGTATAAAGGCTCTCCAGTTCTTTCACGTTCTACATTAAACTGTCTTAGCATAGCTATATATAAACCATATTGCTTTTCATAAGTTGCTTTAACAGCATCAGGAACAGCATGATCTTTATATTTCAGATAAACATCGAACCTTCTATCCTTTTCCATATCATATTTGAGTCTCTCAATTCCATCGGAATCTTTATCAATATAATGAGCATCAAAGGTTCCATCATGAATCATTTGAGCTAAAAATATAGACATACGGTTCCAATAATCAGGGGCAGTTAAAGCTCAACCAGAATATCTAGAAAATCCACCTATAATACCATTTTTATAAGATATAGTATTTTCTACCATATTTCTAAGGTCCATATTAGCTAAAGCATATAGTTCATTTAGTAACTCAATCTTGGTAATCTCTGTCATGAATTTAGGAGAGTCATAAATAAGATATTTTAAGGCTTTTCCATAATCCTTTATTGTAAAAGCTTCTTTTCCATATCTCCTAAACATAGCATTAGAAAGATTAGTTCAAAATCCCATTAAAACTTCTCGTGGTAGGTTAGCGAAGTGCCAAGAAAGAGCCACACTTGATGCCACAGATCTTAATGCAGATAATGATTTAAACATACCTCTCATTTCTTCAGGAACTAATGATTCAAAGTATAAAGTAGATTTAGTTGTATCTGCAATAAATTCCATAATATTAGAGACATCAATTCCAGTTAAATTTCCTTTTAAGGCTAATGTTGCTTGCATAGCTCTAATTTGAGGAAGAACCTTATCAATATTTCTCTTTTTTACTTCAGCCATTTTATATGAAGCCAAAATAATTTCTAAATTAGTTTCAAAGGCTCCAATTCCATATTCTTGGATAAGTTTCACACGTTTATCCTCATTCTTTCTGTCTTCAAACTCAAAAGCTAATTGATCAAAAGCATCGGCAGCACTTTCCTGCTCTTTGGCTCTTTCAGAAAAAGTATCCTTAATAAAGGAATTAAATCCATATGCAAAATTATCACGAATAGTCTTTGCGCTTAAATTTCCATTTGTAACTAAACTAGCTAATCTAACTCTAACTAAAGGAACCAAAAAATCATTTGTATCTAATTCAGCTCTGGAAGATTTTCCTGTTATTGTTTTTAGAGCAAATTTAAGCATCTGCCTCTCGGCTTCACTTAAATCATTACTCATATCCCAGGGGTCTTTAAAAGTTAAATCGAAAGTATCAGTTCTATAAAGATTTCTATGAAGTCCTCCTTTTGCACCTATAAGGTTACTGGCTGCAATTCCGTGCCCAATAGAATCTTCATATTTTTGCTCTTCTTTACGAAGTTCGGTAAGTCAATTAGTATATTCATTTCTAATTTTTTGGAATGCTGTTGCAAGAATATTTCTAAAATATACAATATTATTAGAACGAATTGTGTCTAATGAGTTTATCATAAGACTATCAAACCAGTTTGGAAAACCTTGCCCAAAAAGTTTAGCTGGAGACTCTTCTTCAAATAAATCAATATTTTTATAGTAATTATAAATCTGAGAAACCCAAGCATAAACTCTAGCAGTTTGATTAGACATATCCAAATTATTAACATCTAATTGACCCATTTTTCTAATTGATTCAAGAAGAGTCTCTAATCTGTCAACTAAATCTTCGATATTATTAGTTTCAAAATTAGAAGAAATAAATAAGTCAGAGTTACTCTTAATTATTTTATGTATAGCATTCTCTTCACTTTGATCAATTCTAAAAATAGCCATTATTTGGTCAGATACTTTGTCTACAATTGAAGTAAATCTTGACTGTCCTTTATATGGTCCATCTTTTAGAATTGTTAAATTTGGAGACATTAAAGTTCCTTCTTCATCAGCAACTAATTGTGATAGAACATCTTCTATGAAAGCAATTTGTCGTTCATTAAACTCAAGAGATTGGGATCTAAATGGATTAACTGCACGAATAGTACCCAATTTTAAATTTTGAAAAGCTGGCCTTTCGTTTAATACTATTAAAGCCTTTAATAATGCAGCGTTTCCTCTTGTTGCTTCTAAAGGAAGAATTTGTTTTTGCAAATATTGTTGTTCCAACCATTGGGCATTTGTGGTTCCTGGTTTAGCAATTAATTCAAATAGGCCTGATAATTTTCCATTATTTGAATAATATAAAGTATCATCTAAATTTAATTCATCTAATATAAGAACATCAATGGCATTATTAACTGTATCAACAATGGGAATAAGACCTCTATCAAACAGATTTTGATTATCAACAATTATATATCGATCCTGCTGATTATAGTATTTATCAAGTAAAGCTTTATAAAATCCTCTGCGCCTACTATTTCCTTCATAAGGAATGGAATCAGGTAAAGTTCCTTTTAATATGCTTTTAAGGCTTCCTATAAAATTATTAATCATTGCAGGACGACTTTCTTTTAGTTCCTCAATATATCGATCAATTCTTTCTGGAATTACATCTTCTCCAGATAAAGGCTCCTTTTTTCCAGTGATGTCATTTACAAAATCAATTCTGCCATTTCTATATCGTATAATATTATTCTTCTCAATAATTTCTTTATTGAGCCTATAAGTTTTAGCTAAAATATATTCTTCAGGAAGAACTTTTGCAATTTTTTTATCTATATTTAACATTTCTTCTGGATCTTTATATTCAGAATAAAGTACTCTAGGAATATATTCATCCAAATTTCGTACTACATAAGGAGTAGTTACTTCTTCAGTAATATTTTTTAATCCATCAGAAATTAATTTGCCTTTAAATTTGTATATTGGCACTAAGTAATATTGAAGAGAGTTAGTGTTTATTCCTAATTGATTCAATACTCGTCCATAAAAAGCTTGTTGATAAATAGCTGTTAACCTTTTCTCCTTAGCCCATTTATCATATGGTTTCTTTGAAAACTTAATATCATAAATAGTGGCCACATCACCATCAATTACAAACAAGTCTAATTTACCTCTGATTTTAGATTTACCATCAATTTCATAGCCAAGATTCGCAGTTAAATCTATTTCAGAATAGATTTTAACACCGCCTCTGAGTTTTCCATCACTACCACTATGCTGCATCAATATTGTTTGATAAACAGCATTTACATCATCCACCATTTCATCAAAATCTACCTTAGATACAGTAAAAGCTTTAGCCTCTTCTTGTAATCAAGTTCTTTGATCTTGATACATAGTAGAAAATCGTTTTGCAATGTATGCCATTACAGAACCATATCTTTCCTTCAATGCGTATGGGCTCAACTTTCTTTCAATTAAGTTATAAAAAATATTATGCACAAATTCACCCATTAATTGAATTCTGAAGTTTTCTTTAACTGTATTTTGAACTCTTTCTATCAATGATTTTGCATCTCCTGAATTCAACTCAATTCTAAACTTATTTGCAGCAGAAGTTAAATAATGTTCTGCTGTTTTTTCTGTTATTAATGTATCGTGAAATAATTCTTCCTTAATTGCATCAAGACGTTGATCGGTTGTTAAACCACTTTGAAATATAAGAGTATTTATATTTAAACCTCTTCTCTGGAGTAATTCTAAAATATAATTTTTAAATAAATCACTCTCATAATTCTCTGCAATAACTTCTGGAGCTAATCGTTTACCCTCTTTATTTGGCTTTGTAATAACATCAGTTACCGCTATAGTATCAGAATCTCCCTCTTCTAAACTATCCTCATTTATAGCAAGGTTTCTATTTTTTAAAGGGGTTATTTTTGCAGTTTCTGAAAAAGTGTCTTTTTTTGCTTTGTTAATAATTCCATCTACATAAGTTTCAGTGGTAACTCTTAGCAATTCTGGATCAGTTTCTCAGTTATATCTATTCCGATTCGCAGCTATATAGGTTTTTACATCCTCCTCATTTGTAAACTCTATGACTTCTCCATCATTTACTTTTAATCTTCATTTACAATTTTCCATTATAATACACAATAAATAGTTAAGTTACCATCTTCCATTAGTTTCTTAATAATATCATCAGACACTTGTCCTGCAGTTTTTGGAGCCTTAGAATCTTCATTACCTAAAACCTTTATTTCTGAATTATCTAAAACATTGTTTATATTATTCATTATCCATTGAATATCTTCAACATTATCATATCCACTTAATGCAGTATCATCAGTATTAACATAAAAATCTAAAAGAGCGTTTAATAAAGTATTGATTGATTCTTTGTCGCCATTATTAGTTAACTCTAATAAATGCTTATCACTAACCAAAGAATTTAATATGATAGGGATTGCTACCTCTGCAAATGTAGTATTAGTCTGATATTCATTTTTCAAATATACTTTTCCGTCTTCTATATAAGGATTATTTGAATCTGTAAATAATAAATTATTCTCCGTTATAAACTCTGAAAGAGTATTGTCCAGTACAAATCTTAATCTACTATAACTTAATGGTTCTCTTTTTTGTAATTCTCTTTCCACAAGTCTTTGATCTCTAATTGTACTCATTCGCACAATTATAGTATCATCAGATACTATTTCTCCTAAAGAATTTTCAAAATCCGCCCCGTTATAAAGTAACTTTTGATTCGACTTTGTGTAAACTATATCCCCTTCATTTAAGTTAAATTCTTTTAAATCACTGATAGAAATGGGAGAAATTTCTTTAGAACCAGGCTTCATAAAATACGCATCCCAAAGCTTAGATGTATCTTTCACATCTTCTCCTTTCAAGGTTTTTCACACACCCTTGACTAACATATAATGGTCTTTTCCAACTGTCAATAGTTCTTCATTATATTTACTTGGCACTCTTTTAATTACCTCTTGAAGATTATCATAATCACTATTGATTATTTGAGAAAATTTATCAAATATGTCTAGAGAATCATCTTTAACCAATTCATCTACTAAAGTAATGAAAGCTAAATTATCACTTTTTAATTGGTTATATACAAACATTACCTTTTCTACTATATCAAGATTAGCTTCGGAAGCTATAGCTACTATTCTGTTAGGACTTACAAAGAAATTCTGAGTAATAAATGCATTGTCTTTTACTTTTAGAATATTATAATCTGAACCTTCTAATTCAGGATAAGTATCTGTAAGTTTGTAATTTCCTATTAATGTATCTGCTAGATTTCCTGAATTTAAAGTAATATTATCTCCTAAATTTTCTACAATA